GCCTCGATCTGGGGCGTCTATCAGCGCGAGGCGACCAGGGCCGTGGGCTATGCCGCCTTCACCGGCACGCCCGGCCTCGCGGTCCCGACCGGCCTGCAGCTGCGCACGCCGGGCGGCGGCCTAGTCGAGACGTCCGAGGCCGGCGTCCTGGACGGCGCCGGTGAGGCCACGCTCGCGCTGATCGCGACCGAGGGAGGCACCGCCGCCAACACCGCCGGCGGGGCGACCCTGCCGATCGTCACCGCGCTCGCCGGGCTCGATCCCCAGGCCGCGACGCTCGATGCCGACGGGCTGAGCGGTGGCACGGCGGAGGAGGATGACGTGTCGCTCCTGGAGCGCCTGCTCGCCGTCATCCGCGAACCCGGCCATGGCGGGGCGGATTTCGACTACCCGAACTGGGTGCGCTCGGCCTTCGCGGCCTCCAAGGTCAAGGCGATCGGCGGTTGGACCGGCGCCGGCTCGGTCGGCGTCGTCGTTGCCATGGGCACGGCGCTCGCGCCCGAGGAGCCGTCCCCGGCCGAGATTGCGGCGATTGCCGCCCATCTCGAAGGCCTGCGACCGGTGACGGCCGAGGTCCATGTCGTCTCCTATCTGCCGCTGGTCGTGCCCTTTACGCTGGCGATCACGCCCGACACACTCGCCAACCGCGCCGCCGCCCAGGCCGCGCTCGACGACCATTTCGCGCGGGAGGCCCAGATCGGCACCGGGATGCCGCTCTCGCGGATCTCGGAAGCGATTTCGGCAGCAAACGGCGAGTATGCCCACCGAATCGAGGAGCCGGCAGCGGCCATCGCGCCCGAGCCGCGCGAGCTGCCGATCCGCGGCGCCGTGACCTGGGAGGCCTGGTCGTGAGCCGCGGCCCCGCCCAGGCGCAGGCCGATCTGCTGGCGCTCGCCCCTCAGGGCTGGGTCTGGCCACATCTGGCCCAGACCGCGCCCGACAGCACGTTTGAAACCCTGTTCAAGCCGCTCGCGCGGGGCCTCGCCGGCATTGAGGCACTGGCCGAGGCGATGATGGACGAGATCGACCCGCGCACGGCGACGCTGCTGCTGCCGGACTTCGAGCGCGTGCTGGGGCCCGACCCCTGCGGCCGCGACCCCTCGACGATGTCGCTGGAACAGCGCCGCCAGCTCGCCCACCAACGCTGGACGGCCCGCGGCGGGGCTTCGGTCCCGTATTTCGTGGCGCTCGCCGCCAAACGCGGCGTCACGATCACCATTGTCGAGAACCGCACGAGCCAGGCCGATGCGGCGGTGGCCGGCGACGAGCTGATTGAGAGCCCCGAGCAGTTCTGCTGGACCGTCGAACTCGCCCTTCTCGGGGAGACGGTCGCCAAGGTCGACCAATCCCAGGCGGGTGACCTGCTGCTCGACATCATCCTGTCCGACGTCGAATGCGACATCAGGAGGGCGAAACCCGCCCATACCGACGTCGCCTTCCGCTACATTTGAAGGGCTCGCCATGGACCGCATCATCGGTGTCAACACCATCGACCTCGGCGGCGGCCGGCGTGGTTTCAGGGGCAAGGACACGGTTGCCGGCATTCCAGGCACGGAGCTCGCCGCGACCTGGCACAATGAAGTGCAGGAAGAGCTGATCGCGCTCATCGAGAAGAGCGGACAGGCTCCCAGCGGGGTCAATCTCCTCCAGATCCTGCAAGGAATCCGCTCGCAGGCTTACAATTATCGTGGCGCAGCCGGCACGGCCGACGCCATCACCATCGCGCTCGATCCCGCGCCGGCCGCTCTCGCCGAACTCCTTGGTGTGCCATTAAGGATTTTGACAGGCGCTTCGGCGAACTCGGCCGCCGTGACACTCTCGGTCAACGGCCTTGCCGCCACGGCTGTGCGCGGCGCCGACAACCTCGAGCTGCTGGCAAATGAACTCCCGGCCAACACGATCTTCGAAGTCGCCTACAACGGGGCCTTCTTCCAGATCATCAACCGCCCCGTGCCGGCTGCTCAGAAAGCCCCGGCCGCCTTCATCATGACCCCGAGTTCGGGACAATCCATCGCCGCCAGCACGCAGACCGTCGTGAACTGGTTCACTCCGATCAACAACGACACGCTGGACTCAACCCTCGCGGCGAACCAGGTCACCATTGGTCCCAAGGATGCCGGCTGGTGGGTGCTGGTCGGGAAGTTGTTCTACGACTTCCCCGCTTCGGGGGTTATGTACTCGAACGTGATCATCGAGCGAAATGGCTCGGAGATCAGCGCCGGCAACGCGCCGGGCACAACGTCCGTCCGCGCCCGGCCCCAAGCGACGGCCATCTACAAGTTCGTCGCCGGAGACGTGGTCCGCCTGACGACGGCCACAGATACCGCCCGCAATCTCACCATTACCGGCGGCTCGTCCATCTTCGCCGGCTTCAAGATCGGAGCATGATCATGGAACGCGCAAAGCGAACGATCGAAGATGCCGCGACATGGAATGCAGTCGTCACGGCGCTGCCCCTGGAGATCGTGCGGGCTGGAGCCTTTCGCGCCGAAGATCGCGACGAGGGTCTCATCGTCACGATGTCCCAAGAGTCGGTGGCGGCAGTCGATGCGATCTTGGAGGATCTGCCTCGGCTGCGTCAGCGCGATCTCGTCGCTTATGCCGCCGACAAGCGTTGGCGCGTCGAGGTCGGCGGCATCAGCGTCGATGGCGTGCCCGTAGCGACCGACGATCGCAGTAAGGTGATGGTCATCGGGGCGAGGGTCGCCGCCCAAGCCTCTCCTGATTGGACGACCGTCTGGCACGGAGCAGACGGCCAGACCTATCCCCTCAATGCCGCAGCCATGATCGCGATCAGCAACGCCGTCGAGGCGCATGTGAACGCAACCTTCGCGACCTTCGCGACGGTCAAGGCCGGCATCGACGCCGGCGAGATCACCACCACGGCGGCGATCGACGCCGCCTTCGCGGCCGCCTGAGGAGCCAGTCATGACCACAGCCCGCGCTGACCTCGTGACTCTCAACAGCGCCATCGACGACAAGGGCGACACCATGCCGGCCGTGAAGGCCTTCGGCACCGGGTTCACCCAGTCCAATGTCGCCGGCAGCGCCGAGCTGGTCCCGGCCGATCCCGCCGTCACCCGACGCTTCCTCCTCCATGCTGAGGGCGGGCAGATCTGGGTCTCCTTCGGGGCGGCCCCCAATGCGGGCGCGGAGCCGCGGGGCTTTCTCTCCTCTGGGAAGAGCGTCCTGATCGACCTCGAGCCGACGCATTCGATCCGCGTCGCGGCCGCGAACCTGACCTGATGTTTCCGCGAGCGCGCAGCTTCCGGGACGGCCAGCTTCTGGCGGGGGGGCCGTTCACCTTTGGCACGGGTGGTGGGTCTGCGCCTGGGCCGGTGACGGACGCCATCGTGACGGCGATCAACGCCGATGGCTGGAGTGTTACGGCCAACAACCCGCCGACCATGGACCCGGTGGGGGCGCCGCGCATTGTCGCCGCGAACCGGCAGGGCTTTGATGCGACGGGGGCAGCTACGACCTACGCCGAGACGCTGATCCTGACGCAGCGGGTTCGGCAGGCGTATCCCAACCAGGCCAGCCTGGAAGCCTCTCGCGTCGCGCTGTCGGATTACATCTATTCGACCGACTCGGTTGGCGAGACCAACAATTCGGCCGAGACCAGCCCCAAGCCGATCGCTCGATGGGCCTTGCCCGACCGCGCCACTGTCGGCAATTTCCTGCGCGTTGAGTACGTCGCCGCGCACCGCAACGCCCGAAACCGCGAGATGATCGCGTGCGTCCGCATTTCAGCAACGGACGGGACGAACACCGTCTCCGCCGTCGTCTCACAATCCTCGATCCTCGCTCACCCTGGCGATCGCAACCCGGTCATCGGCTATGCGACGACGCTAGACATCACGTCGCTCACCGAAGGGCAAATAACCGTTAGCCCGGAGGTAATTCCCTGGATCGGTGGCGCGGCCTCAGTGCTGCGCGCGTCGGACAGCGCGGTGGGCGCGCGCGCCTTTGCGCCGCAGATCTATCGCAAGTCCGTGGCCAAAGCCGCGGCGCCGCCAATGGTCTACATCTCGACCTCCGGTGTTGACGCGACCGTGCTTTCGTCCGGCGCCACGAGCGGCGGCGTCCAGAAGGTCTCGACAGATCCGGCGGTGGCGAGCGCCAACCCGTTCCTGACCTGGAACAGCGCGCTTCTGGCGCTGTTGGCGGCTACCAGCATCACGGGCGGTGTCGCCGATGGGTGCGAGGTCCGCTACATGGCGGGCACGCACTCACTCGGCTCTGGCACGGCGAACACCTACACGACGATTTCCGAGCTGGTGGTGCGCGCGGATCCGGCAGCCGCGCCGGGCGCTGTTACGCTCAATCTTGCTGCCACATGGGCTCCCCGCACCGCCTACACCCGATTCATCGGCATAACCTTCGTGCGGACCGCGGTTGCACAGATCAACGTCGGGACCAACGGCGTCGTCACGCTGGAGGGATGCACCTACACCAACAGCGCGGGCGGCAATGCCGCGTTGTTGTCTGGCGGCTCGGCTGGCAACCCCACCATCCTTCGGCTGCTCGGAACGACTGTCACCACCGGCACGGTGCTGCTCCTGTCGGGCGTTGCAGTCTATGAGGTGCGGCTCGTGCGCGGCGTCGACCTCGACAGCGCCGCAACCCTCGACCCGTTCTGCTCGCTCGGCAACGCGCTGACCAACTGCACGCACAACCCCGGCATTGCGGCGCACGAGACACCGTTTGTGGCTTTCAACCGTTTCCGGCAGCAAGCGACTGGCGCGGTGGTGTTTGGCGGTCTCGGAAACGTCGATGGCGCCGCCGTCTTGCAAAACCTCGTTGAGTGGACCTCGACTTCGACGACGGCTGCGGCGTTCCGCTTCTCTGGCGACGGCAACGTCGGCAATGTCACGCATCTGGTTTGTGCCCACAACACGCTGACCGGCTTCGTCGCGGCCGGGCGTTGCAACCTGCTCTATGCTGATACTGACGCTACAGCCCGCACGCACAAGCTCTGCGCTTTCAAGGGCAACATCCATGGCCAGATCAACACCAAGCATGATCTGTTCACGCCAGCCAGCAGCATCCGGGTAAACGCCTGGGCCTATATGTATGGTGTCGGCTGCGAGGGTGAGGTTTCGCAGTGGGTTGACCAGAACAGCGGCGGGGGCGGTCTGGGCGCGAGCCACGGCTCGTTCCAGCAAGCCTACCCCGGCCTTAACGCCAGCATCGGGACGAGCGCGACGGTTCGCAATGATCCGCTGTTCCACGACTACAAGGGCACTACCAGCGGCCCGACAGCCGGCTCCGGCGGTGGCGCCTACACCTTGCAGGCGGGATCGCCGGCTCTCGGCCGCGTCGTCAACCCGGTGCTGCGCTTCGACCTCTACGGCGGCGAGCGGGCTGCCGCCAATGATGCGGCTGGCTGTTCGTCGGTCGGCTCTATGCTGGCGCGCACGGTCGCAAGTCTCAACCTTGGTCCGGTGTTCGCTCTCAAGAGCAGCGCGGGCCTGCGGCGTCCGACCTGGAAAGTTGCTGGCGTTGACGCATTGCCGGCCGGCTGGACCCTTAGCGGCACAGTCGGCGTCACGACAAGTTCGAACAACCCGTCGCCTCTCGAAGGCTACGACATGGCCGGTATCCCCATCGTGGTTCGCCACCAGGGCGCGACCATGCGGAACCTGATCACCGGCAACAATGGGGCCTATAGCTCGACGCAGGGCTCGCACATTCGCCTTGGCAACAGCAACGGGCAGGACTGGTCGTTTTTCACGATCGAGGACTGCCTGATGATCGGCGGTGGGAACGCGATCACGGACGCGCCAAGCGCTGTCGCGATCTATTCCACGCACACCGCCCCAGCCGATTTCAGGTTCGGCGTCATCCGGCGCAACTTCATCAGCGGCTTCCGTGGCGACTGCATCGAAATGAATGCCGCAGGCGACCTCTTGATCGAGGATTTGTATCTTGGCCCTTCGGGCTGGAAGCCGTCGGCGTTGGTTGACCGCATCTGGCCGCATGCCGATTGGATGACGCTTGGCAACGCCGAAAATGCGGCCGGGCCGATCACGATCCGCCGTGTCTTCATTGAGGCGCCGCAGCGCACGGGCGTGTTCGGACGCACGAGCTACCTCAACCGAGCGAGTGCGAGCACCGTCGACATGAGCATCGACCGCAGCATCATGATCGGAGCCTCCGACTGGGGCATGATCGCGGGAGACAGTGAAGCTACCGACAACAGCGCCTTCCAGTATCCGTTCGGCGGCGGCGCGACGGCCGGTGCTTATGCGATCACCAACAGCGCGCTCGACCGTCACCCGACCCGGACATGGGTCCATCCCTCGGCCACGGCACCGGGAACGTTCACCGGCAACCTGACCTGGGCCGATGGCTCGGCGGCGGCGCTGCCATGACGTGGCTCGCGATGGGGAGATGGGGAGCCGCCCGATCAGAGTTCCATCACATCGCCCGTCACGGCGGCCGAGGCCGCACGCGATCGGACGACGATTCTGGACCGCAGCACAAATGGATTCCGTGATCCCGGTTAACCCGGTCGCCGGCTATGTCGGCGGCAAGAAGCAGCTCGCCCGCACCATTATCTCCCGTATCGACGCGATCGAGCATGAACTCTACGCCGAGCCCTTCGTGGGCATGGGAGGTGTCTTCCTGCGCAGGTCGACCCGGCCGAAAGTGGAGGTCATCAACGATGTCTCCCAAGACGTCGCGACTTTCTTCCGGGTTCTCCAGCGCCACTACCAGGCGTTCCTGGACATGCTGAAATGGCAGGTGACGAGCCGGGCCGAGTTCGCCCGCTTGGCGGCCCAAGACCCTGCGACGCTCACCGACCTGGAGCGCTCGGCCCGATTTCTCTATCTCCAGCGCCTGTCCTTCGGCGGCAAGGTCGCCAGCCGCAGCTTCGGCATGGCCACCACCGCGCCGGCGCGCTTCGACATCACGCGCCTGGTTCCGATGCTGGAGGCCGTCCACGAGCGCCTCGCCGGTGTCTGGATCGACTGCCTGGGCTGGGAAGCGTTCATCGAGCGCTGGGATCGGCCGAAGACGCTGTTCTACCTCGACCCGCCCTACTGGGGCACTGAGCACTACTATGGCCGCGACCTGTTCGGCCGGGCCGACTTCGAACGCCTCAGCGCCGCTTTACAGCGCCTTCAAGGCCGCTTCATCCTGTCGTTGAACGACGTGCCCGAGGTCCGGGAGCTGTTCGCCTGGGCGTCGATCGAGACGGTCGAGCTGAGCTACCAGGCGGGCGGCGCGGACCATACGAAGCGGGTCCGGGAGGTGGTGATCAGCACATGACCAAATCGACCCCCGGACTCGCCATGGGCCTGCGGCTTATCCTGCCGAGCCTTCGCACCCGCATCGAACGAGCGCTTGATGACGCGCTCCCGGAGCGTGCATCGGCCGAACTTCAAGAGGCTCTGAAACAGATCCAACAGCTGGAGACCGTCGCAGCGAAGGCGCTAGACGAGATCACACACCGGGGCGGGGGCTGACCCACTTCGCGAAACCGCTTCTGTGGCCATTTGATTGTTCGCTGATGGCCATTTGATTGTTCGCGCTACACGGCCGGATCGCCGCCGGCGACGCCTGCCAGAGTTCCAGCGAGGCATCCATTCCGGTCGCAGCGTGGCGCTTCACCTCGGTCGCAAAACCGATCGCTTCCCCGCCGGTGAAGACCAGCCGCCCGCCGGTCATGTATCCGTCCGCGAAGGCGGCCAGCGCCGCCGCCGTCAGGCTCAACCGGCCGTCGGTCGTTGTCACGGCGGCTTCGGCGACCGCCAGCGCGACCCCGCAGCGGGAATCGCCGAGATCGGCCGAGCATGAGCGCAAGTAGAGCCGCCCCCGCTCCTCGTCGAAGGCCTTGGCCAGCCCCCGCACCTCGGCCGTGAAGGCGCCGTCGCTGCGGCGAACCTCGCCGACGAAGCCGGTTTCGAGACGGAGTCGCTGGGCGGGATCGGCCCAGTTGACCAGCCAGAGCGTCACCCTGGCATCGTCATAGAGCCCGCGGGCGAGATCGGT